CACTTGAACTGGAAATCAGCACCCATTCTTATTAAGTCATATCTCACTATAGCCGTAATTTTGCTTATGTTTATTACAAGCATGGGTATTTTTGGATTTTTAAGTAAAGCACATATTGAACAAACTAGTGCGGCCAGTGAGAACGTTGCTCAAATTGAACGTATAGAAGAAAGCATTGTTCGAAATAAAGTAATTATTACTAAAGCAGATGATAAAATTATCAAACTAGAGACAGTAGATGATACTAAAGATGAAGGAATACAAGAAAAAATACGTATAGAGCAAGAAAGAATTAATACAGCATACAGTGGCGTACAACCATCAATTGATGAACAAAATGCAATTATAATAGCAGAGGCTGAAGCCAAAGCAAATGCTATAAAACCGTTTGAAAACGAAATAGCCAAAATTGATAAAAAACAAGCATTACTAGATGAATATTCTGTAAATGGCGAAGTTGAAAAAATGCAAGGATTATTAGGTGTTACACAAGACGGTCGTATTGGTTGGAACACTAGAGAAGCATTAAGAATATGGAAAGAAGATAGTTTTCAGGCTAGACGTTTGGCGGTTTTCATGTTAAATAAAGTTAGGTCAGAATTTGACAATTCTGTTACAGAAAATGCTAGAGCTGAAATTAAAAGAATTAGAATGATAGCAGAACAACAAATTTCAGATTCTAATGCATTAATTACTAGACTTAGAGCACAACTAGGCCAAGGACAACAAGAAGATAATACAGCATTAATAGAAATACAACGTAATTTAATTTTAAGTTCTGAAATTAAGTTAGATGAACTATATAATTCAAAGTATGAATTAGAAGGCGAAAGTAGACAATTAGAAGCAGAAGTAGGACCTGTTAAATATATTGCAGAATTAGTATATGGCGAAGCCGCAACAAGAAGTGTTCTCGAAGACACAGTTCGCTATGTTATATTAATATTAGTAGCAGTATTTGACCCATTAGCAATAGCACTTGTTCTTGGAGGTGTATCAGGACTAAGAAAACTTCAATTAAAGGAAACAAATGAAAGATATCAACCACAGAAACCCCAACCACAACCCCCCAAAAAAAGTAAAACTAGTACAGGTGGAAAAGATGTCACCCGTACTAAGAAAAATGATTTGGGTATTAAGAAACACAGCGAAGCTCCCGAAAAACCTATTGTTCAAGATAAAATACATGAAACATTAATAGGTTCTAATGAAGATAAAGACGTAGTACATGTCGACGAAAAAGGCAGAGAGTATGTCATTGACAGTCACGGTAGTAGAAAGTATCTTATTGACCCAAAGCAGTATGATTTAAATGACGAATATAAACTTTTAAAACAACAAAAGAAGATTTAAATGAAATTAGACAATAGCAGTTACACTGTAACGCCACCAGATCTTTACATGACAGAACATGGAATAAGTATTATGGTTTCAAGCACTAACAATGATTTAATTTCTTCAATAAAAGAATTATTTGAAAAACTTATAGCAACAAGTATTGTTTTCCTAGTACAAGATAAAAAAACTAATTCAGGGACATTACCTTGGATATGGAATAATTCCAAAACATGTGATTTTATGATTATTGATGTAGATACGTGTGCATGGGAAGATATCATGACAGGTTTATTAAAATCAAAAGAATCACAAAATACAGTACTATTTTACAGCGATAAATATAAAAGAAGGGAAACTGTAAAATTAATTAATGCTACAGGTACTAATTTAGTTGTTAGGTCATTAACTGACATTAATAATTATATAAAAGTACAAATGAGCCCAGAATATATTAATGAAAAACTTTAATGAAATCTAGTACTGCCACAATTTGCAATTTCTGCAATAAAGACGCAACACAAGTAAAAAAACTATTAGCAGGTGAAAATGGTACCCATATTTGTAGTGAATGTGTAAAGCTCTGTCATGGCATTGTTACAAATGAACCAGTAATTACAACCACTGTTATTAATAAACCATTTGAAGTTCCTACACCTAGAGAAATACATGATGATTTAAATAGGCATGTTATTAGTCAGGACCGTGCAAAAAAGACATTAAGTGTAGCGATATACAATCATTATAAAAGAATTACATCTAACACAGAAACTAACTTAACAAAAAGTAATGTTTTACTTGCAGGACCCACAGGAACTGGTAAAACATTAATGGCGCAAACACTTTCAAAGTTTTTAGGTGTGCCTATGGTTATTACAGATGCTACAACTATTACTGAAAGTGGGTATGCAGGAGAAGATGCAGAAGTACTAATACATAAATTATTTCAAGCCGCAGATTATAATATACAATTAACTGAGCAAGGAATTATATATGTTGATGAAATAGACAAAAAAGCCAAACGTAATGACTATGTTAGTTTAAGTAGGGACGTTTCAGGTGAAGGTGTACAACAGAGCCTTTTAAAGCTCATGGAAGGTACAGTAGTAAATGTTCCTAACAAACCGAAACATAATCCAGAAAAAGTAAAAATTGATACTACCAACATACTATTTGTAGTTGGTGGTGCATTTATTGGTTTAGAAGATGTTGTAATTAATAGATTAGGGAAGTCAAGAATAGGTTTTAATGAGTCTAAAGACGATAAGATAGACAATTGGCAAGACTATTTACAAACAAAAGATTTAATAAAATACGGTTTAATACCTGAGTTTGTAGGGCGTTTACCTAGCGTAAACGTGCTAAATTCGTTAAATAAGCATGATTTAACTAGAATACTAACAGAACCCACTGATTCTATAATAGACCAAATAAAAGAGCTATTTTTACTTGACAAAATACAAATAGAGTTTACAATAGTAGCATTAGAAGAAATTGCTAATATTGCTATAAAAGAAGAACTAGGTGCAAGAGGATTACGTAAAATATTAGATGACGCACTACTTGAAACGCAATATAAGTTACCAGAATTATATAACCAAGGTGTAAGAAAAATTATTATAAATGAACAAGTGATTTTAAAAACTGCAGAGCCACAATTTATCAATACTAATAATGCATCGAAATAAGCCTTTTAAAAAAAGATATAAAGGTCCTTTTGTTATAGCTAACGAAAGAATAAAACACAACACAGTTAGAGTTTCCTTTCCAGACGGCAACAACCAAATACTGTCTATTAATGATGCAATAAAAGAAGCTCAAAATGTAGGTTTAGATTTAGTGTTAATTGCTGAAAGAGCAACACCACCAGTTTGTAAAATAACTGAATTAAACAAACATATATATGAGTTAAAGCAAAGAGACAAATTGGCTAAAAAGAAACAACGTGAAAGTATTATTGAGACTAAAGAAATACGAATGGGTATAAACATTGATACTCATGATTTGGAAACTAAGGCTAAAATGGCTCGTAAATTTTTGGATAAAAATAACAAAGTAACAGTCACAGTTATTTTACGTGGCAGAGAACGTGGTAGACAAAATATGGCAAAAGAATTGTTAAATTTGTTCGCAAATACCTTAGAAGTAGAATATGAGAGAATTATTACTCATAGTAATAGAGTATCGGGCACAATATCAAGTATAAAATAATGTTAAAAACACTATAACAAGGGTTTTTTATGGTTGACAAGTAAGAAATCTTACGTTATACTATATGTAAGTTAATAATTAAACAAACGAATAAATATGGGAAAATATAAGAAAAACTATAGAGACGAACAAGCCGGTGATGGACTAACTGTAATAGTTAGAAACAATAATGTTGAACAAGCCATTAGAAAACTTAAAAAGATGGTTTTAAAGTCTGGTATTATGAATGAAGTACGTGAACGTAGATACTTTATCAGTAATACAGAAAAAAGACTTAAAGCAAAAGCCGCAGGACGTGCTAGACATCGTAGACGTATAGCGAAAGATACTATAGAGAAAAAAAGACTATATTAATACGTTTTAACTGAATTTATGTGCATTTGTGCATAAATAACAATGTGTAATAGAACTGATTTCTGTTATACATAGAATGCCGAAAGGGTTCTAAAAAATCTTGCTTAATAAAGGAGAAAAGATATGACAAGACTAACAACACTAAATCTTCCAGATTTTTATAAAGCTACAATAGGCTTTGATAGATTATTTGATGACTTAACTACAACGTTTGCATCAAATACTTCAGGCGGTTACCCACCTTACAATATTGTAAAAGTGAGTGACAGTAGTTATTCAATTAGCCTAGCAGTCGCAGGCTTTGATAAAGACGAAATAAAAGTCGAACAAGACGGTAACCAACTTTCAATCAATGCTGAAAAGAAAGACAGCAAGGAAGAGATTGAATATTTATATAAAGGCATAGGAACTAGAAACTTTAGAAGAGAATTTAGTTTAGCTGATTATGTAGAAGTTAAATCGTCTAAGTTAGACAATGGTATCTTAGTAGTCACATTGGAACAAAATATTCCAGATGAAAAGAAACCACGTTCTATTAAAATAGACTAAGGTAAATAAATGACTCAAGCATCAGAACAAGGCGTAGCAGATATTGTTAAATTAAAATTACCGTCAAGGTATAATGTTATTTTACTTAATGATGATACTACTCCACAGGAGTTTGTAGTTAATCTTTTACAGAATATTTTTAATAGATCTTTAGAAGAAGCAAACTCTGTGATGCTTGAGGTTCACGAAAAGGGCCGCGGCATAGCAGGCACATATAGCTACGAAGTAGCAGAACAAAAATGTGTAGAAACCATAACTAACGCAAGACAGAATCAATTTCCGTTAGACGTTACAATAGAAAAAGTAGAATAAAATATTAAATAATGAATATAGCAATCACGCAACGTGTGATTGAATTTCAAAATGGACCGTATGACAGCATTGATCATGGATTTTATGAAATGTTTTCGGGTCATACGTTACAACCCATTCCTAATCACTTAGAACATTATAAAACAAGTACAGTAGTTGATAGTGACTTAGTGGTATTTACAGGTGGTAATAGTATGATGCCAAATAGTTGGCAATACAATGAAAATCGTTTACGGGTAGAAAAGCACACGTTAGATTTAGCAAAACTCTATGATAAGCCAATATTAGGTATTAGCCGAGGATGCCAATTTCTGACGGTAGCACTTGGCGGAACTTTAGAAAAAAATGGTAGACATGCACATGATCATAGTGTAAACTATAAGGATAGTAGTGTTGAAGTTTGCAGTAGGCATGAAGAGGTGCTAAGTAAAATTCCACCTGGAGCAACATGTTTAGCAACAGATGAGTATGGATATTGTGAGAGTTGGAAATTAGATAATATAATAACTGTATTATGGCATCCAGAACGAATGAAAACACATTGGCTTCCATATGAAGCATACGGAATATTAGGATTATGAAAATAGGATTTACTTGTTCAACATTTGATTTACTTCATTCAGGGCATATTGAGATGTTAAGAGAAGCAAAAAATACTTGTGATCATTTAATTGTTGGATTACAAGTTGATCCAAGTATTGATAGGCCAGAAAAAAACAAGCCTATACAAAGTTTAGTAGAAAGACATGCTCAATTAAGTGCTGTAAAGTATGTTGATGAAATAATACCATACCAAACTGAAAAAGATTTACAAGATATAATATCTATGTATCCAATTAATATTAGAATATTAGGTGAAGAATATAGAACAAAAGATTTCACTGGTAAAGAAATTTGTAAATCAAGGGATATACAAATTCATTTTAATAAAAGAGACCATAGATTTAGTACAACAGATTTAAGAAAAAGGGTGTGTGAAAATGAGAATTGAAAATGATACAAAATATGATTATAGTGATGTATTAATTCGTCCAAAACGTAGTACATTAGGTTCACGTAAAGATGTAGATTTAGAACGTGGTTTTAAATTTCGTAATTATGAAGGTAAAACTGTAGACAATTACAGGCATTATCGTGGTATTCCAATTATGGCAAGTAATATGGATGGCGTAGGTACATTGGAAATGGCTGATAAACTTGCTGAACAGCATATGTTTACATGCCTTGTTAAAACATTAGCAGTAAGCGAGTTAGTTGATTATTTTAATACCAGACGAGAACATGTAGCAATGAGTATTGGTATATCTGATACTGACCTAGCAAAGTTTAATGGAGTATATCAACAAGTTGGTGATAATCTAAAGTATGTCTGTATTGATGTAGCAAATGGTTATAGTGAACGGTTCAGTAATTTTGTTAGAAAGTTTAGAAATAAATATCCACACGTAGTAATCATTGCAGGTAACGTAGTTACAGGCGAAATGACTGAGGAATTAATTCTTAATGGAGCTGACATTGTTAAAGTGGGTATTGGACCAGGATCAGTATGTACAACACGTATACAAACTGGTGTTGGATATCCACAATTATCAGCAGTTATTGAATGTGCAGATGCGGCACACGGGCTTGGTGGACATATTATCGCTGACGGCGGTTGTACTTGTCCTGGTGATGTGGCTAAAGCATTTGCTGGCGGAGCCGACTTTGTAATGTTAGGCGGAATGTTTGCAGGACATGATGAAGGTGGTGGTAATCCGGTTACTAGAGATGGTGAAAAATTTATACAATTTTACGGAATGAGTAGTGATGCGGCAAATAAATTACACTTTGGTGGACTTAAAGACTACAGAAGTAGCGAAGGAAGAGAAGTTCTTGTTCCGTACAGAGGACCAATAGAAGGAACTACTCAAAATATACTAGGCGGAGTGCGTAGTACATGCACATACGCAGGCGCACAGCGTCTTAAACATCTAATGCGATGTGCAACATTCATAATGGTTAATAATCAATATAACCACACATACGAATCAACAACAATAAAATAACTACATACTTAACTAGATAAATAGTTGTATGAGCAAGGTACACCTATTATCTGAATTAATATCTAAATTGCAACACTTTGAGACGCAAGAAGAGAAGTTTGAGCTTTTATCCACATATCATAAAGAACCTATATTAAAACGAATAATAACTATAGCATATAACCCATGGATTGATTTTGGAATGCAAGATTTTGTTCCAAGACGACATGGTAAACAATTTGGTATGGGTTTAACAAAGTTCTTACATCTTTTAGTCGACATAATTGACGAAAAATATAGTGAAAAAGAAAAACTCTTTTCTTGTAATATGGCAATGAATCATATAGATGAGCGTGATGCTGGCTTATTTCTTAGTCTGTTAAAGCAAGAATTAGATTTAGGATTGGAACCAGAAACAATAAATCGTGTGTGGCCTGGATTAATAATGGTTTATCCAATAAGTAATCCTACTTCAGGTGATTATAAAACATTTAGTAAGTATCCGGCCGCGGTACAACCTATTAGTAGAGGATTAAGAGTTAATGTAATAGTACACAAAGGTATAGTTACATATAAAAATTCTCAAGGTGAAGATATTAATGGTTGGGAAATATATAACGAACAATTTATTCATTTAGCACAAAGTAATAGCATAGTATTTGATGGACATGCTGTAGTGGCAAATGGAATAACTATAGTAGAAACTGATAATGAAAAAGTACTAAAAGCCGATCCAGAAAATATTAAATTTGTATTTTGGGATGTAGTGCGTTATGATGGATTTATAAAAGGTGAAGATACACGTATAGGTTACAATTGGCGTCACAATGGACTTGAACATATGATTATACTTGCATTAGATAAGAACAAAGTGCCTTGTTATGATATACTAAAAGCTGATTTAGTTGGTAGTGACGAGCAGTTAGAATTAACTGTTAAAAAATTTAAAGGGAAATGTGTTATTAAAAGTTTAGAGGGTACATGGGTGCGTGGAAATGACCACACACAAATTATTTACGAGCTTTCTTAATTTTCTTAACATACTGATTTCCAGGATGGTCATATATAGCATCAAACATTTGAAACTTACTAAATGCCTTTAATGTACCTCTAACTCTATCAATAAACCGTTGCCACGGTGTCATATTTGTTTTAATTTTAAGATCATATGTTATATAATGAAGTTGCCCAATATGTGTATAATATCCAAATGGTGGTACTCTACAAATAAGGTCATTGTTATTTACAATACGATAAGCCTCAATATCATCAAATTGTTTAGCCCAATAACCATCTCCAACTCTTGGAGATCCAAATGTATATAAAACTAAGTCTGCATCAAGTTCATGTAATCTACTAGCACATATAGTTGCCATTGCGGCACCTAAACTGTGTCCAGTTATTACAACTTTTTTAGTTTTGTATTTTTTTCCTAACCATTTAGTAACTTGCGGCCATAGTTTATCTAATTCTGTTTTAAATCCAGAATGAACATTACCTTGTGTTTCACTTTCAGATGGCCATGCTTTAATATCAGCAAGAAAATCTTTAAAAGCCGCGGATATAGAAAATTCACCATCATCTTTAGCACCAGTTCCTCTAAATGCTAAAATAATATAATCATGCATTACTATTCCATAGCCTTCGGCATTATCATTATCAAACATCTTTATACTTGAATATTTAATTTTATTAGTTTTTAAGTATTCAGTTACTGTATTAAGATCGTTATATACTATTTTAGAAATATTTCCACATAGTTCTGCTAATTGCCAATTTATATTGTATTTCATTATAATGTATTTAGTTAATTTGTGTTCGTTTATTTTAATCGTTTTTCAGCCATTTGCTCGGCTATTAAATTTGTTGGAACATCGCTGTCTGCTGCAATTTTTAAACATATTAAAGCTCTATCATAGATTCCATCAATCATATTTGCTACATGAAAATCTGAAGGTAGACGACTAAAGTCTTTATATGCGTCAATTACTCCACCTGCATTAACAAGAAAATCTGGAACATTTATAATTCCTTTATCTTTTAATGCATAACCAACCATTGAAACACATAATTGATTATTAGCGGCACCACACAAGATTTTACATCGTAATCTTTCAACAGTTTCCTTATTAACTGACCCACCTAATGCACACGGAGCAAAAATATCACACTCAACATCATATATATCATCGGGTTCTACAATTGAAGCGTCATACTTTTCTTTTACTTCCAAACATTTGTCTTTATTTATATCTGTAACTGTTAGTATTGCACCTTTATCATGTAACATTCTGGCCAGTGACATTCCTACATGGCCTAGTCCTTGAATAGAAATATGTAAATCTTTTAAACTTTGCCCAGGAGCCATTTCTTGTCTTAGGAAATTAACTGAAGCTTCCATTCCCCTTATTACTCCGAATGCAGTTGCAGGGCTTGGATCTCTGTCTGTTAATAAAACATGTTTAGTCATTTCATTGATTATTTGCATATCAGCTGGAGAACTTCCTACATCTTCTGCTGTAAGATATCTACCGTTACATGCATCTACAACTTCTCCTAAACTTCTTAATAGAGCAGGAGTTTTTTCTGCATTACGCAAATTGATAACCGCTTTGCCTCCTCCGGCGTTTAATCCAGCAAGACTATTTTTATATGTCATGCCTTTTGATAGTTTTAATACATCTTCTATAGCATCATGTGTTTTTTCGTATTGCCAAAATCGTGAACCACCTATAGCTGGTCCTAGTTTTGTAGAATGAATTGCTATTAAACAATCTAATCCAGTGTCACTGTTTGTAGCATGGATTACTCGTTCATAATCTGGGATAGTTAATTCTTGTATATTTGTAGTCATCTTATTCTCTCGTCTATTAATTCTTTTTCAGTAGCACTAAAACTTGCATCTAATGTTGTTATTATTTCATCTATATTTTCTTTAGTAAGTGTTAATGGTGGTGATAAAACAAGATGATTTCCAACTGATCTAATCATTAAGCCATGACTTTGGGCGTGTTTAGCAACCCTATCACAAACTTTAATACTACTATCAAATGATTCTTTAGTTTCTTTTGTTTTAACTAGTTCCATACATAACATATAATGACTACCACGCACATTACCAACTATAGAGTGTTTACTCATTTGTTTTAGTTGTTCTTCAAAGTATGGGCCAACTTCACGTACATGTTCTAGTATTTTTTCGTCTTCCATTATTTTAATGTTAGCAAGTCCAGCCGCACACGCAACAGGGTGTCCTGCATATGTAAATCCATGAGTAAATAATGCTCCATCTTCTTGTGGTCCATCACTAATTACATCGTAAATTTTATCTGACAATATAGTTGCTGATAGTGGAATGTATGCTGATGATATTCCTTTAGCACATGTAATAATATCAGGCACCATACCAAATACTGATTCAGATGCAAACCAATGTCCAAGTCTACCAAATGCAGTTACTACTTCATCTGCAATATAAAGAATATCGTATTTCTCACATACTTCTTTCATTCTTCTATGATAGCCCGGTGGAGGAACAATAACACCACCTGCACCCATGATAGGTTCAGCTATAAATGCCGCAACATTATCAGGTCCTAGTTCAAGTATTTTGTTCTCAAATTCTTCTACTAATTCATTACAAAATGTTACTAACCGAACATTAGTTGGATTGTTACCTTCAATTCTTCTATAACTGTTAGGGCATGATATATAATGTACTAAATCAGGAGCAAGATCAAACCCAATATGGTCAAATTTTACGCCTGTTAATGTCATAGCCATATATGTACTGCCATGATATCCATCTACACGTGAGATAATCTTTTTCTTAGTTGGCTTACCAAGTTTATTAAAGTAAAAATGTATAATACGTATTGCTGTATCATTTGCCATTGATCCACCTGTGCCAAAAAATGTATGATTTAAATCCCCAGGTGCTAGTTCTGCAAGTTTTGCGGCAAGTTCTATAGATGGTGGACAAACTGTTGATCCAAATGTTGAATAATAAGGTATTTCATCAAGCTGATCAGCAATTGCTTTTTTCATTACAGGATGATTATAGCCAATGTTTACACACCACAGTCCAGCCGCACCGTCTAAATACTTATTGCCATCACTGTCATATACATAATTACCATCTGACGATGATACTATTAATGCAGGGTTACGATTGGAAAAATCCGTAAAAGGATGAATATTGTGATTCCAATCTTTTTGTTGTAGTTCTTTTGTATTGTATTTTTTCATATACTAGTTTATTTTGTCTTTTTATCAACAATTACTTTCTCTAGTTTATGTATAGGCATTCGTTTATTGTAAATGTATCTCCATACTTTACCTCTACCATTATCTATCTCAAATATGGTCTCTCTCCATCCTATACTAATAATTGTTGCTCTTTCACTGTCTAAATATACTTCGTCACCTGGTTCAAAACCTGGTTTCATTTTCCAACGTATACTGGCTACAATGTCACCTACAGCTTCTTTAAGCCACAATACTACTACCGCAGTAATACCTAAACCTATTAATGGTTCTATAAATTGTTGAAATTGGAGTGTTTGTTGTTCTAGCATAATATAACTATTTATTCAAAATACTTGACAAACGTGATGATTTAGCATATAATATACATAATTAATAGAAAGGATATAGTAATGACAAAAGAAAATAGTACTGTTCCATCAGTTACATTCAAAGTTAGAGTTCCAAGTAATTCAGCTGAACCTAATTCATGTGAGATGTTGCCATCAACATGGGCAGATCTTACAACAGATGAAATTTTTTTAAATAAAAAAGTTGTAGTGTTTAGTTTACCAGGGGCGTTTACACCTACTTGTTCTACTTATCAGTTACCAGGATTTGAAGCAAAAGCACCAAATTTTTATGCTAATGGAATAAATGACATATATTGTATTAGTGTAAATGACTCATTTGTTATGAATACATGGCGTGATGCCAATAAACTTAAGAATGTTAAAGTAATCCCAGATGGAAATGGTGAATTTACTAAAGAAATGGGTATGTTAATTGACATGTCAGTTGTAGGTTTTAATATGCGTAGTAGACGTTATGCAATGATTGTAAACAATGGCGTAATTGAAAAAATGTTTGTAGAGCCAGATAGTTCAGAAAAAGACCCAGATCCATATATTGTAACTACACCCGACAACGTCTTTGCATCAATCTAGATAAATACTATTCGTATAGGATAGGAGAAAATATGGCATATTCAAAGAAAGTTTTAGACCATTACGAAAACCCACGAAATGTAGGTAAAATGGACATTAAAGATGTAGATGTAGGAACCGGAATGGTTGGTGCACCATCTTGTGGTGACGTTATGAAACTACAAATTAAAGTTAAAGATGATATAATTGAAGATGTAAAGTTTAAAACATACGGTTGTGGCTCAGCAATAGCGGCATCTAGTATGGTTACTACCGTTCTCATAGGTAAAACACTAGATGAAGCAAAAAAGATTAAGAATACAGATATTGTAGAGCAACTTGCTTTACCACCAGTTAAAATTCATTGTAGTGTACTTGCGGAAGACTCAATTAAGGCCGCAATAGCTGATTACCAGAAAAAAACCCTAGAACCTGCACAAATAAACGCTAAACCGGTTGACATACACTAGTTTTGTGTTATCATAAATAAAAGAGCAATGTTGAAACGAACTCAACGATATTCAGGACCTCGGGGCGGTACCGAGCAGCTCCACCAAAAACACTTTATAGATGAGACAACACATAAAGGACAGAGTTACTACAATGTACAAATGGCGAAACGCCGTAGTAATAGACAGGATAAGTAAAGTCACTGCTTGTAAAGTGTTTTTGATGGGGCTGAAATAGGTTCGACTGGTATTTAATAGGTTTAGTGGAGTTGTCGGGATCTAAGCGCCGTTACCGCGAAGAAATTTATAATTGCAAATAACAATTATGAGCCAGAAATGGCAATGGCAGCCTAATTTAGGTATGTAGGGGTTTTGTAAGTTGAGCCTGGCAACAGAATCAACTTACTATATTATAAAGCACGTAGCAATATAATCACACACAAAACACACACTTGATATTTCAAAAAAAGGAAAAATATATGAAAAAGCTAAAGACTATCATTTCGGCGGCATTTGCTGTCGCTCTAGCTAGTGTGGCCAACGCCGCAAATTTTGATAATACTTCTATCTCAACTGCTGTTGAGAGTACTCATATTGGGTATGAATTATCAACAAACGATACATCTAGATCATTAGATGTATATTCAATAGGCAAAGTGTTGGATATTGGAGCAGGACTAACTGATAACGGCACTAACCGTGATTATAGACTTGCGGCCGGTAAAACTCTTGATATACCAGTAGGTCGTATTACAGGATATGTAGACGGTGAAGTTGAGTATAATTGGGGTGATACATTTGCTAAATCTGAGATTCATTGGACACCTTCAGCAGGTGCAAATATTGACTTAGGTCTTATAAAACCTTATGCTGAAGTTGGCTATAGACTAAAATCTACAGAAGGAGATTATTTTGATATAAGCAAAGATGCACCACATATTAATATTGGTACATCATTGGCGTTAACTGAATCTACTTCATTATCAGCAAAATTAACTAAATCATTAAACAATGATTGGGAATCAACTGATACAGAATTAGGATTTGGAATAACAGTTCAATTTTAATTGATTTAATTTAGATCAAAAATTAAAGGGTCAGCTTTATGCTGGCCTTTTTTTGTGGTTGACATATCACTACTATCTGCTAATATATAAATGGGCCTGTAGCTCAGTTGGATAGAGCGCCTGTCTACGGAACAGGAGGTCAGGAGTTCGAATCTCTTCAGGCCCGCCAGATAAATTTAATTAAAGTATTGACTTTAATGTGTGTTTGTTGTATAATGTACACATTGTTATTGGATTTCGTTAACAAAGTAGATTACTATTTGTTGTATTGACTAAACAATATAATAATAGATAAAATAGTTGACAGAAATACAACTATCGTGTTATAGTAGTAACACTAACAGGAAGAACGGATATGATTAGTAGTAGGCAAATTGTGGAAATTATTAAAGAAGAAATGAATAAAGAAGAAAACAGCCAAGAAATCCGTATGGCACTTAAAAAAGTTAAGGAACGTATTGAGATTCTTGAAGAAATTGACTATGTAAATACGGTCAAAACACCTATGTATACCGAAGAACAAGTTAAAGCACAAAGCAAGGCAAAACAAAAAGCAACAGAAGAGTTTGAGAAATTTTTTAAATGAAGTTTAGTGAAATAACACATACAATAGACATGTGCCGAGAATTAGCAGAGGTGTTTCGTAGTCGTATTCAAGAACATGACACTGGACACCTCTATACTACTATAGATACATTAGAAAATTATATAGAAGAACTTGAAAAACAACTAATTGTATTAGAAAGTCAAATGGAACTACCACTAAAGTAAATGGAATTTGAGAGTCCAATTATGCGTTTTAAAGATGTAAAAATGAAAGACCAAGGCCGAGGTCATAAAGGCAAACAAGCAATTCTTGATTTTGGCAAATATCAACTAAGCATTATCTGTAATGAAATGTCATACGGTGGTAAATCAGGACTATATGAGGTTGGCGTATTCCAAGATTATGCTACTGAAGACGAAAAAATGGTAGAACTGCCTGGTATTACAAAAGAAGGCGATTGCGTAGACGGGTATCTGACGCATGAAAATGTTAATGGAATTATGCTCAAAATGTTCCTTGTAACTGCAAAAGACCCGGTTCAAATCTAAAAGATGGTAAATAGATATCAAAAGGATATCTATGGGATACAAAGCACCATCAAAAACACCGAGACCACACAACTATAAACGTACTATTAATGGAATAGAGTTAAAACCTTGTATGTATGTTTCATCAAATGGTAAGCAATATATGAGTGGAACCATAGATGGAGTACTGGTTGTGGATAAAGACGGAAAAGCATTACCATTAAATCATATAAAAACTACCGGAATTTTATAAAAGGTACTGTATATAGTGGTGCAATTAATTCTTGACATAAATGAATTTCTAGTATACACTAAATACAGTATAGTGAAATGAGTAGCAGTCATCTGAATGGTTTTAGATTGACTTTCATATTTTGCTATGACAGTGAAAGGGAACATATATATGTTTAAAACTATTACTGATACTATTGCTTCTGTACAAACAGTTGCAATTAGTCTAATCGGACTAAGCATAGCCCTAGAAGTGGTATTCGGTTCTACCGTGCCATTTCTATCTTTAGGTGTTATTAATAACATCTCGGCTATTATTGCTGACCTGGGATCACAAGGCATTATCGGCCTAATCACGGTGGGCATTTTATGGGCACTTCTTGTAAAGAAGTAGACTACAATCCATTTTACTAAAATTACTGGCGCCTTAAGATTGTAATATATACATTGTTAAGGCGCTAGATTACAGAAAAGGAGATCAATATGATTGATTGGATTAAAGACAGACTAACTGAACGTACATCATGGGATGGCGTAGCACTAATAGGTGCTGGCCTACTTATGTGGATTGCACCAGTAACCCCAATTGCTTGGGCACTAATGGCATACGGTGTCTGGACACTAATGAAAAGTGAATAAAAATAATGGCTTTTAAATTAAGTAATAGAAGTGAATCTAGATTGGAAGGTGTTGACCCCAATTTGATTCAAGTAGTAAAAAAAGCAATAGAACTTACACGAGTTGACTTTGGTGTTATTGAGGGAGTAAGAACATTAGAAACACAAAAGAAATATGTTGAAGCAGGTAAATCTCAAACATTAAAGTCAAAACACCTTGAAGGTCGTGCTGTAGATCTTGTGGCTTTTGTAGGCCCGTCAATATCATGGGAATTAAATCTTTATGATGATGTGGCTGATTCTATAAAAAAAGCGGCTCTTGAATATGACGTTGCAGTCAAATGGGGAGCGGCTTGGAGTGTTGGTGATATTAGGGAGTTTGATGGAACTATGGCTGAAGCCATGAATGAATATATCGATCTTCGTAGATCACAAGGTCGTAGGCCTTTTATAGACGCACCACACTTTGAATTAATGTAGGAGAATAGGCATTAAATTCAAAGAAGACAGTACGTGGAAGAACTTACACAGTAAAAGTTGGTGCCCAATACCTTTTAATACAATAAGTTGGCATCCATCTGGAGTTGTGAGCAGATGTATGATGAGTGATGATGACATGGGAGCCAGTCACGAAAGTGATAAAATGGTCGCACTTAGACAGCAAATGCTTGATGGGGAATGGGACACACAAGGTTGTAGTCATTGTTTGCAAAAAGAAAAAATTGGTACTAAGAGTCAAAGAATACATTGGTTAGGACAAAGTATGATGGACACATTAGGCCATCCAGAACCATATACTAATCCAAAGTTACGTGGAAATAATATAAGTCATCTGTTTGTTAACTTTAGTAACGTATGTAATTTTAAATGCAGGATGTGTAGTGCAAACTACAGTAACAGTCTAATTCCTGAAGCGAAACATATGTATCCATTGTTTCCTGAAGAATATAAAAAAGTCCCAGAGCAACATCAGAAAAATTTTAATAATATTAATGAATATTTAGAAGCAAATCCAAGTGTACTTGATGGTATAAGACAAATATGGATGACAGGTGGCGAACCGTTTATGGACGACAGCCCATATAAGTTAATGGAACTTATTGAAGAATACGGGCATCCAGAAAAAGTTAAAATAGTTATCACAACAAATGGATCAAAATTAGATTTTGAGAAACTAGATAAGTTTAATAAACTTAAAAGACTTGTTTTAGATATTAGTATTGATGCTGTTGGCTCTATGTTTGAATATATGAGAAGCAATGGAGTGTTTACATGGAGCCAAATGGAAGAAACATGTAAAAAGCTGTACTTATATCAAGCAATTAACAAAGATTGGTTCAAAGTTCAAATTAATAGTAGTTATCAAATATTTAACTATGATAATATGCTTGACTTTGTAGACTTTATAGCTGATCACGAAATGGAGAGTAATATACGATTGCTTGTATTTCCAAGTTATTTTAGAGTAGGAAACTTACCAGATAATTTTAAAAAAGAAGCATATGCTATATGTGATAAACTTGAGGCAAAATATGCCTCAACTAAGGAAACTAGATTTCTTATAGAATCATTGCCGGACATGAGACGGGCAATAAATGCATCGGATTCTCATTTACAATCTTTTAAAAATATTACTAAAGAGCAAGATAAGTTTAGAGGAATGTATTTGTATGACTATAATGAGAAATTAGGTGAACTAGTTTACGGCTCTAACTTGGTTGACAAATAACATATTTTCTGTTATTCTATACATATGTCAATGCATCTAGTAGGTCCTTGGATGACCACAACACAATATAGCCGTAAAAGGAAACAAAAACACATGACTGTGGAGAGACAAGAGCAATTAAGAGTACAATGGAAACAGCATAATAAAAATTGTCGTAAACGTCATATACACGCGGCACAGTTTGATAAGTTTGAAGATTATATAGAATACATTAATGGTGACTATAAAGCACCAGAAAAACAATTAGTAAATAGAAACCCATACCAACCCCCAAAAGTAAGAGAAACTAAGCAATATCCAAGTGTTAGTAATAATATTAGTGGAACTGCTACACGTAAAGAACCTATGAAATATACTGGTAAACGTAGATTACTTGGGATTGCTACAATGCATAAAAGTAATATGGTTCCTATTTTTGAAGATAACAAAGAAGAGGCAGTAGAAATTGCAAGAATGAGACGTTAATGAAAAAAGTTTGGAGTATAATTATTAATGATTATCATGATTGCGTTGTATTAGATGATGCTGAAGCTATGTTAGTTAAAATGAAATTTATGCCTAATATTAAAATGTTTGATATGACTACTCTGCACAATATAGAACCAGAACATTTACATAAAATTAAAAGAAAAGAAGCACTAGACAATGATATACATTTACAATGGATTAAAAATAGTTTGGAAACTGGTGTATTTGGTGGATGGCCAGGAAAGAGTGTGTATGACACTAAGGAACATAAAGAATTTGCAGATTTACTAGACATGCCTAAACTATGATAGATAAAAAGATAAAAATGTCTGATAAAATAATACTAACAGACTGTGATGGTGTATTGCTTGATTGGGAAACTGCCTTCCACAAGTGGATGGAATCGCATGGTCATGTTCTTGTTGCACATGGAATGTATGATATTTGTGAACAGTATGGAATGGAAAAGCCTGTAGGTAAAGAACTAATTAAAATTTTTAACGAAAGTGCATGGATTGGTTATTTAAAAGCATATAGAGATGCTAGAAGTGGTGTAGCAAAACTATATGAACACGGATATAGGTTTCATTGTATAACTAGTTTAAGTTTAGATAAAAAATCAATAAGATTAAGAAGATATAATTTAGAAAATATATTTGGGAAAGGTACATTTAAAGAAATAATTTGTTTAGATACAGGTTCTCATAAAGATAAGGCATTAGCAGAATATGTAGGTAGTGAAACATATTGGATAGAAGATAAACTAGAAAATGCTGAAGATGGAGCAAGAATAGGATTAAAATCTATACTTTTAACACACAATCATAATGAGAATGAAGAATTAACTAACGGTATTCAAAGGGCAAACGATTGGTCTGGAATTGTTGATATTATTGTAAACAATAAATGCCAAAAATAACTGTTTTACCCAATATAGAGTTTTGTCCAGAGGGAAAAGTTATTGAAGCAGATTCTGGAACTAGTGTTTGTAGAGCCTTACTAGCCAATAATATTAATATCGAACATGCTTGTGAAATGGCTTGTGCGTGTACGACATGTCATGTTTATGTTCGCAAAGGTTTAGATAGTGTTGAAGAATCAGATGAACTTGAAGATGATCTTTTAGACAAGGCTTGGGGGCTTGACCCTGATTCAAGACTTTCCTGCCAAACTGTTATATTAGATGAAGATTTAGTGATTGAGATACCAAAATACACCCTTAATCAAGTATCAGAAACAAGTACCTAACATTTATCTATTGACAGTTATACTAAATGTCATAAATAAGTATATGAAAGACCAGATAATAATGTTATTGATAGGTATTTTAATTGCGTTAGGCGGTTGGAATCTAACTCAAACCTTTAGTTTATCAACTACTCAAGCAGTTATTGATGATAAAGTTGATAAATTAGAAAGAGCCGTTGAAAAAATACAAGACCAAATAGACAATATGCAAGATAAAGATGAAGAGATTATCGAACAGCATGAAGATTTATTTGAACAACTAAGAAATAACAATTCATCATCAGGATATAATTATTAAAGGAATATACAATGGATCAACTTAACATTTTAGATAATTTAAAAGCAAATACTAATAGAGATAGTGCATTAGAAACTCTTATGGATATAGAACGTGTTTTGGATACGGCTAATATATATGCATATAAGAATTGGATAGAAGGTGAAATAGTAGAAGGACCTAAGATTGATAGATATTGGGTTACTGTTACATTAATGTATCCTAAAAAATTAATGCCAGATCCAGAAGGTGCAATGAGATTAACAAAACATGGTTGTAAAGTATATTTTGCAGAAGATGATTATGTTACAGCCGCTAAATTAAGAAGTCCAGATGATAGTGAAGGACAAGATAATGCAGATGGTAGGCGACCAGGGCAAACACGTGCTAAGAAGGTTATTAAGCCTGTATGGTTAGTAACATTGGTAATGCCTAGAAAATACTTAGATGATGTAGAGTCTAGTAAATTACGTGTTGATGATCAAGATATTAATAGTGATGCTGTAGAACAAGCATATACGGATGAGATAGCATCTGATAATGCACCAGCCGATACATTAGGACTAGAATAATATGAGTATACAAAATAACGATTTAATAAATTTAATAGAAACAACATTTAGTGTGGATCAATACAAAAGTAAAATAGGCGATGATAAAAATATTGTCGTTGTTGCTTTTGATGTTAAAGATGTTGATCCAGCAAAAGACCTAAGCCAATTTATAGAAACAGGCCACGATACTATAGACGTAGATGTATCTCCTGGGCCAGATAAAAACGGAAATTATAAAGTATATGTCGAGTTAGAAAGAAATAGTAAATTATTTGAAGCTATCGATAGCATATTAAATGATATAACTCGTGTAGACGAATCAGCAAAAAGTTTTAAATTTAATGCATACAAGAGTGATATGCCAACAGAGTGGAATAAAGAAAACTTTGAAGCAAGTGTACATTCTAGTAGTTACGATTATACAATTGCTACTAATCCCGAAGCCCACGCAATAACAGAAAGAATCAAATTTTTAAACAAATATTAATAAAATGTTTTTATTAGGAAAAATCAAAATGCTTCTAATCATGACCGTCATATTTGGCGTTCTAGGATTTGGTGCATGGAAATATTACCAATACACACAACAACAAATTCTTATATACGCAACAAATGCGGCACAGGCAGAACAAGCGGCTAAAGAAAGCGATGCCGCAATGGAAGCCATAAAGCAGGATTTAGAACAAGTACAAAAACAATTTAATGAAGTAAGCAAAGAGTTTGCCGAAGCTCAATCACGTGTTGATACGTTAGAGAAGAAGTTAAGCAAACATGACTTAGGACAACTTGCACAAGCAAAGCCTGGATTAGTTGAAAAAATAATTGACAAAGCCGGTGCAAATGTAATGAGATGTATAGAGATACTAAGTGGAGCTGAATTAACGGAGGAAGAATTAAATGTCACAAAGAAATCAAAAGCCAACAACGAATGTCCTGGACTTGCTAACCCAAATTACAAGCCATGATTAAAGAAACATTATTAATAGGTGTATTAGCCTTAACTGGATGTGCATCTATGCCAGACGTAGTAACATACAAATCAGAACCAGTAGAACGACCAGCATTAGTATTACCTGATACAAGTGAATTAGAACTAAGAAATGCTGATTGGGAAATCATTACAGAAGATAACGTAGAAGTTTTGTGGAAACAATTAGAAGAAACAGGCGAGCCTATTGTTATATATGCATTAACCACAGAAGGGTATGAAGCCCTTTCATTAAATATGGCGGATGTAATAAAATTATTATCACAACAAAAAGCCGTAATTGAAGCATACAAAGAATACTACGAGCAAACAGAAAAAAGCATTGACGATTATAATAAAACTGAAAAGAAAATGGAAATTAAAAAAGATGGATTCTTTAATAAATGGTTAAATGATAATAAGTCTTCTGATGATAACAAGACTAAAAAAACAACCTTATTTTAAAAACACTAGCGTTTAACCCACTTCGTCATGCCAATAAATACTACGATGAAGAAGTTAAATAACCCTTGGTTTATCCTTGGTCTAAAACCAGGTGCTACATTAAAAGAGACCAAATTAGCATACAAAAGGTTAGCTTTAAAAAACCACCCTGACAAAGGTGGAACTATTGCTGAGTGGTTAGCGATTAGTGATGCATATGAAGCAATAACTAAAAAGAAACTCATTCCTATAGTTAAAACAACAAACACTAAAATGATAGATGTAGCTCTAACTATTGAACAACAGATAAATGGTGTTAATGATTATATAGCAATTGAAGGTGAAGATTTATATTTAAAAGTAAATATTCCAGCAGGTGTCTTATTAGGTGACAAGTTTAAAGTAACTGATAAGGGAAAGAAATATATAATAAATGTCAAAGAAAAGGCGAATAAAGTCTTTACAAGACAAGGAAATAATATTATAATGTATAAAACATTAAATGTTATTGATGTAATGAAACGTGTTCCATTTATGATAATGACACCAACAGGTGAACATTGTGAATTAGATATTCCTGTGGATGCACAAACAGGTACTATAGTAGTACTTAAAGGCCACGGATTATATAATAGAAAAACAAAAAGAAAAGGCAATTTAAGGATAAATTTAAAGATAGATATACCACATTTAAATAATAACAATGATGTGGAAGACTTTATAAAGAGATTAAAAAGTGATGACTGAAATTGAGAAAATTGTAATAACTGCTATAAATTTAGCAAAAAAATTAAAACATGAATATGTAACTATTGAACATCTAGCGGCAGTTATGTTAGATGATCCGCATGTTATTGCAATGTGTTTTGAGGTCGGTGCAGATTCTGATAATTTACAAATTGCACTTGTTGAATATTTAGAAAAAGAATGTAAAGAATTAATTAAAAATACCAAAGAAGAACCCAATCCATTTAAAACACAAATGTTAGAAAGAGTTTTTAACAGAGCATTAACACAAGCATTGTTTCAAGGTAAAAAGCATCTTAATCAATTAGACTTAGTATTAAGCATATTAGGTGAAGAAAATAGTATAGCGGCACAGTATGCTCAACAAATGGGTCTTAATAAAGATAAAGTTATAAAATGGATGCAAGAAACAAATCAACAAGAGCATGAACAAATATTTGGTCCTATGGGCCCTGAGGTTGATCCACGTAGACAACAAAATAGGATTAGACCTAGAGATGTACTAAAACAGTTTTGTACAAATATGAATGAATCATATAATGATTATGATGATGTAGTTGGTCGTAGAAAAGAATTAAAAGACTTAGTACAAACAGTAGCACGTAAGAAAAAGTCCAATTGCATATTAACAGGTGGAAGTGGTGTTGGTAAGACAGCTATTGTACAAGGATTAGCAAAACTTATTGTAGAAGGACATGTACCAGATTTAATTAAAAATAAGGTTATATGGGAATTAGATATGACTAAGTTAGTTGCTGGTACAAAATACAGAGGTGATTTTGAAGAACGCATGAAAGTGTTAAGTGATGCATTAATAAAGGAACCTAATATTATTTTGTTTATAGATGAAATTCACCAAATTATTGGAGCAGGTAGTACAAATGGTACTATGGATGCAGGTAATATGTTAAAACCAGCATTAAATGATGGTAAGTTAAAAGTCATTGGAGCTACAACTGATGAAGAATATAGAAAAGTATTTGAGAAAGAAGCGGCTCTGACACGTAGATTTACTAAGATTGTAATAGATGAGCCCAACACAAAAGACGCCAAAGAAGTTATTGCCAATACATTAGTAGGATATGAAGCATACCATGATGTCACTATTAGACCAGAGGCAGGAGATCTTGCTGTTGATTTAAGTAATCAATATCTTTTTAATAAAAAACTTCCAGACAAAGCATTTGATATTATTGATAGAGCATGTGCATATAATAGAATATTACCAGCAGAAGAGCGTTTAGATATTTTAAGTGATGATGAAATTAAGGCAGAGGTTGCAAGGCTAACTGGTATTCCAAAAGAACATTTAGGAAAAGTAGAAGATAAAGAAACATCTACTAAACATGCAGAAGTAAGAGAATTTTTAGAAAGTACAGTATTTGGACAACAAGTAGCAATTGATTCTGTAGTAGACAGTATTACAGTTAGTATGGCAGGACTTAAAGATCCTATAAAGCCTATTGCTAGTTATTTGTTCACAGGACCAACTGGTGTAGGTAAAACAGAACTTGCTAAACGTTTATCACAAGCAATGAGTATGAAGTTGTGTAGATACGATATGGCAGAATACCAAGAACGTCATACAGTTTCAAAACTAATTGGTAGTCCACCAGGTTATGTTGGACATGGTGATGGTAAAGCGGGCGATGGTTTACTTATTAATCAATTAGAAGATAATCCAAATTGTGTACTATTATTAGACGAAGTAGAAAAAGCACATCCAGATTTAATGGGTGTATTACTAAATTTACTTGATGAAGGAACACTTACAAGTAGCACAGGTAAAATAGTGAGTGCTAAGAATTCAATTGTTATTATGACTAGTAACTTAGGTGCTAGAGATGCCGCAATTACGAGCATCGGATTTAACGAAGAAACTTATAACGCAAAAGCAGTAGACGATGCTGTTAAGAATTATTTTGCTCCTGAATTTCGTAATAGATTAGATGGTGTAGTTAAGTTTAATTCACTAACAAGAAATGATATGAAACGTATTGTTGTTAAGTTTTTAGGCGAACTTGAGACTTATGTAGAAGGTAGACATATTGTTCTTAAGTGGGGTCCAGAACTATTAGCAATGCTAGAAGATAAAGGATATGATCCTAAAATGGGTGCAAGGCCATGTGCAAGATTAATTAACGAATCTGTAAAACTTCCATTAGCAAAATATTTACTGGATCATCCTAAAGATTATACATTAGATCTTGATTGGAAACAAGATAGATTAACAATCAATGGAGAATAATCCACAAATATTGCCAACAGAATCTGTATTTTACAGAGAATTTGATACACGTCTAAGAATAATAAAAATTCCACGTAATTTTCATTTTACTTATAAGAGATTTAACGATAGCGGAAGATTAAATTACAGAGTAGTAAAAATGTTTAGAAGTAAACATGAATATGATTGTAATCTTTATACATCAAGTGATAAAATTATACAAAGTGTTTTAAATGGTGAGTATGAAGTAATAGAAATTACTAAACCATTAAATGATTTACATAGAGAATTATTACATAAACGTGATAGGAAAGTAGTTATACGTGATAAGTTATGGTTCAATAGGTATAAACATAAAGTATCATCATGGCATAATTGGGATAGAACTACTTCACCCCAAGAAAGCAGGCGTATGGTAGAATGGATATATGAACATTTTCCTAAAGGTGATAACAGAGTTGTATCAACTGCATATGGGTCATATTTTGGTTCACCTGGTCGTTTAGCACAACCACCAACAATATTTACAAACAGCGAAGAAACTATGATGTTATTCAAATTAGCATATAGCGACATGCTTCGTTTAACTATGGAAACCTGTATAACCCTTCAAGAACTTGATAATTGATAAATACTTGTAAGATTAAAGGAGATTATTAATGGCTAGTTCTAACATAGTTCTAACAAACAAAAACGAACTTACTTACACAAGTGATAAAGTAAAAGGCGACGGTTACTATGGTTTTGCTGATGGTTTACATACCATGAGTTTCCATGTGAACAATTTTACAGGTAGAATACACTTAGAAGCTACTATTGTTGAGAATCCAGCAGAAACTGATTGGTTTCCTATTGATCTGGACAACCTAACAGCATATTTACAATTTACTGCCCAAACTATTACTAAAGGTACAAGTTTTGAAGGTAACTTTGTTTATTTGCGTGTTAAAGTTGACAGAGCATATTTAGGTGCTGGATCATACGACCCTGCATTACATGGTTCTATTGACAAAGTTGTTATATTAATTTAAGGGAGAATTACACTTGGCGATTCAAGCATTTAGCGGTGGTATTCAACAACTACCTACACCAGATTTTAACTTAGCAGATAATATTGCTGAAGGCGATATTCTAGTATATAAAACTGCGACCAAATCGTTTGAAAATACAGTAGGTAACTTTACAACATTAGCACAAGTTAATGCCTTAATAGCTAATATTAGTTCAGGTGGAAGTATTGATTTAAGTAACTATGCTACAACTACAGCATTAGCAACAGAAGTAGCAACACTTAATACATCAATAGCAACCAAAGCAGATACTACTTATGTAGACGCTCAAATAGCGGCTATACATTCGCCACCAGATCTTAGTCTTTATGTTACTACAGCATCTTTGGCGGGTACAATTGCAAATTACGATTTATCTACAGAAGTAACAAGTAAAATTAATACTGCAATTGCAAACGCTTCATTTTTTGATGGCGATTATAACAATCTTACCAATACTCCAGTAATTCCAGATTTAACAGGATATGCAACACAGACTTGGGTACAGAATCAAATAGCAAACACGACACTTGGTTCATTAACTGACGTAAGTAGCACTGCACCAAGTTCAGGTGAAGTCTTAAAATGGAATGGTAGTGCATGGGCACCAGCTACAGATAATACATCAGGTGGTGGCGGAAGTAATGCAGATACACTGGATAGTCAAGATGGTACTTACTATTTAGATTACACGAACTTTACTAACACACCAACATTATTTGATGGAGCATATTCTTCATTAACAGGTGCTCCAACTATACCAGCAGATGTATCGGACTTAACAGATACAACAAACTTATTAAGCAGTTACGGAAATTCAGAAGTAAACACACACTTAAATGTAGGTAGTGCAACAGCAAACCAAATTCTAAGTTGGACAGGAACAGATTATGCATGGATTACTAATACAGGCGGTGGTGGCGGTGCAACTACACTAGGTGCATTAACAGATGTAAGTACAACTGGCGCAACATCAGGACAAGTTTTAAAATGGGATGGATCAGAATGGGCACCAGCTACAGATGCAACAACAGGATCAGGTGGTAGTAATTTTGCAACAGAAGCATATGTAGACCAAAAAATAATTGAAGTTGGAGCTCACTTTAGTAGTGATTATAATGATTTAACAAATTTACCTACATTGTTTAGTGGTTCATGGGCAGATTTAAGTAACAGACCAACAACAATAGCAGGATATGGAATTACAGATTCACCTGATGCACTTACAGATTTAGGTATATCAGATGGTACTAATGGACAAGTTTTAACAACAGATGGTGCAGGAAACTTTAGTTTTACTAGTGCTGGATCATTTAGTGGTGATTATAATGCGTTAACTAATTTACCTTCATTGTTTGATGGTGATTATAATTCATTAGCAAATCAACCATATATACCAAGTATTGCAGGATTGGCATCTACTAACTATGTTGATACTAAACATGCAGAAGCAACCATAATAGGTGATAAATCATTTACAGATAGCATAACACAAGTAGCAAAAGTATCAAATGTGGTAGTAGCAACACATGAAAACTTTGTTATGTCTATTACTACAACAGACGCAACCCCTACAGAAGCATTACTAACTACAGGAAACAGAGTAATAATAGATGATGATAGTACAGTTATGTATAAAGTACACATTGTCGCAAGTGATGGTACTGATCACTATGGTATTAGAGTACAAGGACTTATAAATCAAACGAGTGGAACATTAACTTTAATAGGTGGTCAAAGTACAGAAACACTAGTAGATAGCCTAAGTGCCTCTACAAGTGCGGTTTCAGCAGACAGTTCTAATAGTAGTTTAAAGGTTTTAGTCACTGGAGAAGCGGCAAAAACCATTATTTGGACGATATTTGTTGAATTAAACGCGGTCAAACGATAAATTATTAGTTAATTTTCACCAAGATGTCATAAATAAAAGTAGTGCAACAGCACAGAATTTTTAAATTACATTAATTTGTAATTTTAGGAGAAATATAAAATGGCAACAGCAAATCCAGCAAACGCAATTGAGTTCGGAAAGCACAATTATGGTGCAACTATGACTTCATTCACACTTACATGTGCGGCAGACGTTTCAGGTGAAGTTAACCCCGGTGAAGAAGTGGGTCAAATCCTTGAATGTATGGCACAGCATGGAACAGTTATGGGTCTTTCAGCTCACGCTTCAGGCGGAACAGTTTTCACAGTAACAATGGAAAACAGTTCTTGGGCAGATGCAGCGGCAGTACAAACTGCTCTACAAGCTCTTTCGCTTTCAACTGCAGGCGCAATAACAGTAGCGTAATTATTACGTTATTATAAAGAAACTCTAAACCCGGTATACTTAATTGTATATCGGGTTTTTTTATGGCCATTAAACACTCAGATAAATAGTTATGCCGGCGTAGGAGTCTTTGACCCATGTCGGTTGCGGACATGGTGAAGTGGTATCATAATGGGTTTCCAGCCCAAAGTCGCAGGTTCGATTCTTAGCTGTCCGCTCCATTAAAGGAACTTAAATGAATATACGATTTTTCGGTCATAGCATGACTAAGTACAAAACTAAAAAAGATAATTCAATAGATACATTTGTAAATATTATACAAGAAAAATATCAGTGTTATGATGCTAATAATTCATATTATGGAATAGGAGCATGTAGTGAAGAACGAATATTATTTTATTTAAAAAAGCAAAAAGATATTAGTATGGCGATTATATTCCATGCAATACCTACTTATGTATTTGTACCTGGTTTTGTACAAGATATTTCAAAGGGTACAATTACCAAAGATGAAATGGATTATTTTAAAAAGTCAAATAAAATTCTAGCAGAAGATTTAACATTAGATAAAGCAAATGATATAGTAACAGATAATAGGCAATACTTTTATCATCAAGATTTACAAATGAATAGGTTTACTGGAGCAATGATTCAAATAGATCAATATTGCACTGCTAAACAAATACCAGTTATACATTTCACACATAATAGAATTCCAGACTGGATTAAGTTTACATCTGGTATAGTGGATAATGAAATTTATAAAATGGATATTACACACAATCATTTAACACCTTATTTCATTGGCTATCAAAATAGTGCTAATGGCATTAATAAAGAAGGTAATATAATTATAGCAGATAAAATAATAGAATATGTTGAAAACTATGATAGTCACCAAATTTGGAAAAAAATATAATGTTTTGGATTTTAAATATACCAAAAATTCCAGAGCATTTAATACTACCTTTAGAAGAAATACTAGAACTTGAAAATGTATTTAAAGGGGATAGCAATAATTATACTGTACACGATGTTCAAAAAGAATTAAAGGAGTATTTACAACCATTGTTTCCTAATTATAGAAAATTTAGATACCAAACAATGACTGCCGATATACCAGTACATGTAGACAATTCAAGAGATTTTGCTATAAATTATATTATTGATCCAGGTGGAGATAATGTACATACAGTTTGGTATGAAGAAGATCGTATCACACCTACACAAGATGCTAAGTTTCCAGCTCAACAGTGGCACGAAATTCAAGTTAACTTATATCATAATGTAACAGGTATTACAGGGCGTCGTTATGGCATTACAATAGCCAATAAAACAATAGATGAATCTATTGATGCCCGTAAGGCGAACTGGAATAGGTGGAATCAAGGCTGAATAAGATAAATACTATGTAGTATTTTGAAATACTATAGTTAAGGAGACACATTATGGAATGGTTAAAAGCAAACAAAATGTGGGTAATTGGTGCGGTTGTAGTTGCAATCATACTATGGAATTGGTTAGGCCCAGTAGCGGCGTAATTAGTACCCCCTAATAATTAAGTAAGATAAATACAAAAATAACAGGAGATACATATGGCAAACACAGATCTAAACCAAGATGGTAATATTAGTTCATTTGAAGCACTTCCCTATTGGATAGATAGGTTACGTTTGTTTCCACGTGCATTTATAGCAGTATACATTTACATGTTCTACAATGTTGTAGATTGGTTTATGTTACTCGAAGATCCTAACATGGCTCAAGCAGGACTAGTTAGTGTGATTACGGGTGCTGGTGCGGCGTGGTTCGGACTTTACGTCAATAGTACAAGCGAAAATCCTGATAAAATTGTAGTGCAAACAGATACATCACATACAGGAACACGTGGTAGTTATTCAGGCTCTGCATCTGCAGAAGCCGACTACGCAGAAAGTAAACCTAAAAAGAAGAAATTTTAATGTATCAACATCACGCAATGTTAAAAACGGCAAACCCGCTGGACAGTGAAACTGCAAAGGACTGGTTAGGAATTTGTAAACGTTTCGGTCCAGAGGGCATTGTTTTTTCATATCAACAAGGTGATCACGAAGTAGCAATGGAATACGGCGAAGACCCAAATTGCCCAGAATTTCCACATACATATACGATACCATTAATAAGAGATTTAACACAAGAAGAGGCCGCAATTATTGTAGCCGCTTGGGATTATAAATTTGTTCCAGATTTTAATATAGAAATATCAAATCAATATGATATAATGCAAGATGTTGAACTTGATATTGATCCTGAAGTAGTAGAAAGTGCTACATTTGATTTAAACAAATGGCATCATAATAGATGGCGTGACGAAATGATCCAAGAAGGATGGCATTATGGATTATTTTTTAGTGAAAGCAAAAAAACGCATCCAGCACTTAGAGATTGGGACTCTCTTCCAGAAAGTCACAGACGTAGCCCACAATTTAGTAATAAAGAAATATTTGAATGGCTACGTAAGAACGGCGTCTCCTAAGTTTCAAAATAATAATAGTAGTTGTTGCACTATCATGCAGTGACGGTAAATACTGAGAGGTAACAGTGTATGGTAGAAATTCTTAAAAATATATATCGATTTTTTAAAAAGAGTTACGAAGATAAATTAGCATTCTATGCTGAATTAGCAGAAACCATACTATTAGTAACAGGAAGTGCAGTACTAGCCTTTACAATCTTAGACCCAGCAACCAGAATATTTGTTCCATTATATCTTTTCGGAAGTATGTTAGCACTTATTAGTACATACAGACGTGGAAGTACAGCGATATTATTAGTTTCATGGTTTACAATTATGAACACCTGGGCATTCATACAACTGTTTATATTATAAACATAATATCATTAATTGATAAATAGTTACATAGGAGACTTATCAGTTATGAGAATAGCCAATTTGGTAGAAAAAGACCTACCCGCAGATACAATTTTAAAAGAACGAGGTGTTAATAAAGATGAACGACAAGTTATTCTTGAGTTTTTACCATTAATACCTGTTGCATTATGGGCAGGTGGTGCGGCGTGGACTGCATACGATACATATCAAGCAAAAAAGCAATATGAGAGAGGTGAAATTACTAAAGCAGAATTAGCCACTCGAGTAGGAACCGACGTAGCAATAACAATAGCAGGCGGAGTACTTGGTAAGGTAATAGGTAAAGGTTATAAAGTAGGTAAGAAAATTTATAAATCCAAAAAGGCAGCTAAAATAGCTCAAAAGAAAACAGCAGATATTCCAACTCCAAAAAATGTAGAAGTTCCTAAAGGTATTAATAAAGTTTCTAATGCATCAGTGGGAAGTACAGCAACAACTACAACATCTAAAAAAGTTGTACAAACAGCAAAGCCAGGCGATACTATAACAACATCAAAAGGTAAATTCATTGCAGGTGTAGATGGTAAAGCAACAGTAACTAGAATTGATTCACCACATGCCGCTAAGATTAAACAGAAAATTTTAGATTTATCTTCGCCTTCTTCTTCAATAGCTACAGCAATTAATAAAACGACTACTGCTCCAGTATCAACAGCAGTTGCTAAAACAACAACTAAAGCAGTTGATAAATTAAAAGGTAAAGTAGATCCAAAATTAGCAAAAGCAGCCAGTGATGCAACAGCTAAACAAATCAATAAGAAAGCAGATGATGCTTTAATAAAAAAAGCACAAAAAGTTAAAGTTGATACAACACCAGCGGCAACTTCAACAGCCGCTAAAGTAACAACTAAAACAACATCTAAAAAAGTAAAAGATGTAATGCCACACTCAACAGCACCGGCGGCAACTTCAACGGCAACTAAAGCAACAACTAAAGCAGTTGATAAGTTAAAAGGCAAAGTAGATGATAAGTTACAAAAGGCGGCAGATGATGCGGCTAAGGC